GTTATGGACATAATCCCAATCATGGAGCTGGTGGTGGCGGCGGAGCTGGTGCTGTAGGCGCTGATGGGACAGGTTCTGTTGGTGGAACTGGTGGAGCTGGATCATCAAATGATATTCATGGATCATCTCGTATATACTCTGCTGGAGGTGGTGGACATGGACATCATGGTGCGTATGGACCAGGAGGATCAAGTAATAAAGGTGGATCGGCTGCAAGTGCTAGTACTGGTGGATTTAATGTATCAGGTAATTATGGTGCAGGCGGTGGCGGAGCAAGAGTTAATGCTTCACAAGGTGTTGTTATAATTAGATATAAATTTCAATAAGAATATTATGAGATATTGTAAACTAGACACAGATGGAAAAATACTCAATGTTATTGAAGTAGCAGAAACAGATTGTCAAGATGCAGATGGAAACTTTGATAATAATATAGGTGTTGAATTTTTAGAGAATTTAACTGGGTGGTCATCATGGGTACCAGTTTTAGAGGACAGTGTTGGAAAAGCACAAATAAATGGAACGTGGGATGATACTAATAAAGTTTTTGTTAGTATTAAACGTTTTCCATCTTGGACATTTAATAATTCAACAGGAAAATGGGACCCACCAAAGCCAAAACCTGAATCTGATGATGAAGAAAATAAACCTTATATTTGGAACGAAAGCAGCCAAACTTGGTATCAAAAATAAACAGTATTTGGATTGTAGGAGGCGGAACATCTGGAGCCTCAGTTGCGTGTGTACTTAAAAAAACTTTTCCAAAAAAAGATATTAGAATTTTAGAAGGCAGAGATATTCCGACTATAGGAGTTGGAGAAAGCACATTAGGATATATTAATAATTTTTTACAATTTTTAAATATACAAGATAAAGATTTTATGAAGAGGTGTGATGCTTCTTATAAATTAAGTATAAGATTTGAAAATTGGTTAAATAAAGATAGTGGTAGTTTTCATTATCCTTTTGGTAATGCTTACTACGATAAAGTAATTAATAATTATAATTATTGGTATTATAGAAAATTTTTAAATCCAAAAATACCTAATACCGATTTTGCTGATTGCATGTTTCCACAAATGGCATTAGTTAATAAAAATAAAATTTGTGAACAAGATGGCGTTTTTCCACATTGGACTATGAAAAGAGATTGTGCCTATCATTTCGATGCTACTAAATTTGGCATTTTATTAAAAGAAAAATTTAGAGAATTAGGTGGAAGAATACTTGTAGAAAACATTGTTAATGTTCAAAGAAATGAAGATGGCAGTATTAAACAATTAGATTTAGATACAAAAAATTCAGTAAAAGGAGATTTGTATATAGATTGTACTGGTTTTAAATCTTTATTGTTAGACAAAACAATGAAAGAACCATTTGAAAGTTACGAAGATATACTTCCTAACAATTCAGCATGGGCAACTAAACAACCTTATAAAAATAAAAGAAAAGAACTGGTTGGTTATACTAATTGCAAAGCTGTTGAAAATGGCTGGATATGGAGTATTCCCTTATGGTCAAGAATGGGTACTGGGTATGTTTATTCAAATAAATATATTAATGATGATGATGCTCTTAAACAATTCCAAAATTATTTAGGCACAGAAGATTTAGAGTTTAAAAAATTAAAAATGAGAATTGGCATACATAAAAGACTATGGGTTCAAAATGTATGTGCTATTGGTTTATCGTCTGGGTTTATTGAACCTTTAGAAAGTAATGGTTTATTAACCCTTCATCATTTTATACAAAATTTAATTCCTATTTTAAAAAAAGAAATAGTTAATGAATTTGCAAAACAACATTATAACATAGCTTGTAGAAGAATGTTTAGAGGTTTTGCTGAATTTGTGGCAATGCACTATGCATTATCAAACAGAACAGATACAGAATATTGGAGAGATATTCAAAAAAGAAATTACAAAATAGAAGAAAAATTTCTTGACAATTCTGATTTTCAATTAGCTTTTAGAAATAAAATGGAAGCTCATTATTGGCATCCTACAGGAGGTATTCCTTGTATTGCAACTGGAATGGATTGGTTTCCTACTACACTTGAAACAATACAATATGCTCATTTACAAACCAATACTGAATATTGGAAAAAAGAATGGTCTGAAGTTTCAAAACATTTTGAAAAAAGAAAACGAAAATTTAAAAAGTTAGCTAAGTCTTGTCCCGCTCTTTATGATTATTTAAAAGAAAATATTTATAACAATGATGATGTTAAAGCATAACTATTATTATTTTCCAAAAGCAATTCCTATTGAAACTTGTAAAAAGATTTTAACAAAAGGTCGACAAAAAATAGTAGAAGAAGCTACTACTGGTGGAAGAATTAAGAATAAAGCTAAAAGAAACTGTAAAGTTGCTTGGATAAGTGATAAGTGGATTTACAATATTATCAATCCCTTTATTCATACAGCTAATAGAAAAGCAAATTGGAATTTTCAATGGGATTGGAATGAATCCTCACAATTTACAATTTATGAAAAAGGACATTTTTATGGATGGCATATCGATCAAATCGTTCATTCCAGTAAACATAAAAACAAAAATTTTAATGGAAAAACAAGAAAATTATCTCTTACTTTACAATTAACAGACAAAACAAAATATGAAGGTGGAGATTTGCAATTTAGCTGGATAGATGATAAAAAGAAAAATCTATTAAATATAATAACAGTTAATGAAGCAAAAGAGATAGGTACAATTATAGTTTTTCCTTCTTTTATCAACCATCAAGTTACACCTATCACTAAAGGAAAAAGAGAAAGTTTAGTTAATTGGAGTATAGGATTACCTTTCCAATAATATAATAAAGGAGACTACTATGACACAACTATTAAGTTCACTTCAAAAATTATATGAATCTAAAATATTAGAAGCTGATCATCAAATTAAGCATTATAGTACAAATGCTTTAGCTATTGCTGACCATTCTGAATTTACAAAAGAAATTGATAAATGGATTGATATAAAAGCTCACTATGAAGGCAAATTAAGACAAGTATTAGTCTATATGCCTAAACCTGAGAAAAAAGCAGAAGTGAAAAAAGATGGCAAATAATTATAAGTTTACAGGAGTTGCACTAGCTACAGCATCTGAAACAACTTTATTAACAGCAGCAGCTGATACTACTGTTGTAATAAGATCTATTAGAGTTACTAATAATACTTCTAATACACCTACTATTTCATTAGACTTATCTGATGATTCAGCAAGTACTGAGTATACTATTTTAAAAACTCAAACACTTGCAGCTAATACAGGTGTAGAATTATTATCAGTACCTTTAGTACTAGAAGAATCTGATGCACTAAAAGCAACAATGAGTTCAACAGATTCAACACATATAGGAATAAGTTACTTAGTGATTTCGTGATCCAATTAATTAACATACCAACCAAAAGTGTTGATGAGGCTTGGGGGGTAGTCAGAACTGATATAGCAAATGCTTTAACACGTTCTAACGGATATGCTTTATCAGAGCATATTAAGAAATGGATTATAGAAGAAAAGATGCAGCTTTGGATCCTTTGGGATCAAGAAGCTGAAAAAGAAAAGTATTACGGAGTTGTTGTAACTGAAGTAATACAAAGACCATTACAACGATGCCTGAACATTAAGATAATGACAGGAAGACATCGTGAACAATGGCAACATTTAATTAAACATATAGAAGACTTTGCTTGGCAACAAAATTGTGATTTACTAGAATTAGTTGCTAGACCTGGGTGGAAGAAAATTCTTAAATCCTTTGGTTATAAAGAAAGTCATGTATTGTTAGAAAAAAAAAAGGAGAATAAATAATATGTCATTTGGAGGAGGAGGCACTGCAAGCGGTAGTAGTGCTGCACAACCATACGCTCCAGCAGAACCTGCTTTAGGGCAGATTATGTCTGAAGCACAAACTATATACGAGCAAGGTCCAGCAGCAGCTGGATATGTTGCTCCTACAACTCAAACCTTACAAGGTATAGCATCTCAAGAACAAATGGCTAATGCTGCTAATCAGCAAATATTAGGCACTATTCAAGGTCAGTATACGAATCCTTTTTTATCTCCTTTGATTCAACAATCTGCTCAAGATGTGTATTCTAATGTAGCTGGACAATTTTCTGGTATGGGTAGAACACCAACAAGTCCAATGGCACAACAAGCTGTTATAGGTCAAGTTGCACAAAAAGCATTACCTTATGCATTTAATCAATTGGAACGAGAACGAGCAAGACAACTACAAACAGCAAGAGCTGTTCCAAGCTTAACTGCTGTTGGCGGACAATTAGAAGATATACAAAGAGAACAACTTATGGCTCCACAAGCAGGATTAGCTCAATACTATAACACAATTGCACCTATTGCTTTTGGATTACCAGGTTCTACTACACAACAACAACTACCAGATCCTAATCCTATAGGAATGGCTGCAGGCGGAGCTATGATGGGAGCAACTGTAGGAAATATGATTGTTCCTGGCGGTGCTGGAGCTTTGGGAGGAGCTACAATAGGTGGTCTTGGTGGATTATTAGGAGGATTATTATAATGGATAAATTTTTAGACACAATAGAACATTACTGGACTAATCACAAAAAAGCTGTGATCATAGTTGCGGTAATAATTGTATTAGCAATCATAGCATAAGGAGAATATCAATGCCAGCAAGCGGTGGATCGGTAACTGATAATAGTGTTCCTACAAATAAAGTTGTAAAAGGACAGAAGCATTATTTAGCTTACATTACACCTGACGAAAGCAAATCTTTAGTTGAACAAGGTGGTGTACCTACTATGACTAATGAAGGAGTTATAGCTTACCCACCACAAGGTGATTGGGGAGGACCTTCCTATGGAGGAGGTAGTAAAGGAGGATCAGGTAGTCCTGATGGTCCTGATGGTCCTCCAGGAGGAGGAGATCCAGATATGCATTATCAAGCTCCACCACCAGCACCACCAGTAGTCTCTCCACACAAAGAGACTAAAGAAGATAAAGAACCTGAAGTAACTACAGTAAAAGCACCTCCAAGTATAAAATCTATAACTCCAAAAAATGAGCTTCCAGATTATGATGAATTAGCAACTCATAAACAATATGGACCTCAAATTGGTATAGAAGATATTCATGGTGAACATGATGATCCTGATTCTGTTTCATATGATCCTTATTATAATCCAGATGCACAAGCAGCAGAAACTAAAGAAGCAGTTTTGGGTTCTGGAAAAAAAGCAGGAGACTGGAAATGGAATGCAAAAACTCAAGAATATGAAAGAGTTCAAGATTTTACTTTTCAGGAACATTGGGATAGAGCACCTGAACTTCTAAAACTTTCACCTACTGCCAGACTATTATGGGCTACAAATGCAAATTTAAGTGAATGGGCTACTAGCCAAAATCTTGGTAATATTTTTTCTGGAGGCGATGGTGCTGATCCTGATCCTAATAGAGATAGAGGAGATGGAGGAATAACAGGAAATGATGGATTAGGTTTACAAGTACCTGTAGAACAATCTAACTATATTGCTACTGGACAAGTAAATCCAAGTAATTCTGTTGCTGCTAATTGGTATCAAAGCTTAGGTTCATCAAGTGCAGCTGGTAATACTGGTGTATTTAATTTAGCTACAGAATATGCTGCAGCAAAAAATAAGGTAGCATTAACATTAGGAACACCTAGTGCTGTAGGAATGTTAGCTGTAAATGATAGTCCATTTTTTGATTTTTTACAGAAACATAATTTAACAAAAGGAATATTATAATATGGATGGAATGTTTGACATTTTTGGATATGGGATGATTAATCCTAGAGATAGGGATAAAAGACCTTTCCCAGGTCTTACTTTTCCTAAAGCATTACAAAACAAAAGTACTCAAGCAGGTTTTGATATTATGAGTATGGGAGAAGGTGTTGGTCCTTTAGATAAAAGAGGTAGACAAATTTTACCGACACAACCTAATTATCCTGCAAAAGCAAATCAGTTACAAAAACAAGCTACTTATAAAGATGCAATAATGAGAAATGAAACTGGTATCAATCAACAAAATACTGAACAATTAGGATTTTTACAAAAACTCTCTAATTTAGCTGGAGTAGATATGAATAAAGCTGCGGCAAATTGGAAAGACAAAGGTGGCTTGGAAGGATTAATGTCTAATCCTGCATTTACTATGGGTCTAGCATTTTTACAAGCTGGAGCTAATGGCAAAACTTTAGGTCAAGGTGCACTAGACAATGTTGTTAAAGCAGCAGGAATATCTGCTGAATTTAAAGATAGAATTGATGCTAGAAAACAAGCACCTATACAAGCTACTGCTGGAGATATAGCAGAAGTTAAAGGAGTATTATCAACTCTTAAAATTAGCGAACCTAATATGTGGGAAAAATTAGGAAGCTGGTTTAAAGGTGAAGATGGTCAAGCTAATTTTGATAGAGCAGCTGAAGCTGTTGCTATTGAATATCAAAAAGAAGTTGCACGTTTACAAGAGAAACAACCAGCTAATAAACCCTTAGTTATTGATTCTGCTTTTAAAGAAAGAATTATTAAAAAATTAATAAGATCTGGTAAAATTAAACATACAAAAGGATGGTTCGGAGGAAGAGTTACACATGGTACAATATCAAAAAAACCTGAGCCTATGGCTAAAGGCGGACCAATTAGAGCTAACAAAGCCTACGTTGTAGGAGAAGAAGGACCAGAAGTTATTATACCACATTCAAGTGGTAACGTATTATCTACTGATGA